CAAGATGCTTTTGATTGAGGCATCGCAATATCAGGCGCTTGAAATGTCACGTCTGGCAAATGTTCCGCCGTATTTGGTAGGCGTTGCAACTGGCGCATATTCGTATCAGTCATCCCAGCAAGCGCGCGCCGATCTTTACTTGTTCGGTGTCAAGTTGTATGCCGATGCAATTGCTGGCGCGCTCTCAATGGACAACGTCCTACCGCGCGGAACCTATGTTGAGTTTGACGCAGATGAATACCTAGAAGAAAACTTTATGGCCGATCAAATGGACGACCGTGAAGAAGTCGTAAGAGAAAACACACAAGAGGAGTTAGCAAGATGATCAAACTAATTGCAGGAGAGTTCACGCTTGACGCTGCCAAAGGCGACGCACCACGCCGCACCATCAGCGGAGTAGCCGTTCCATACAACGTGCCGGCAGTAGTTTCGGACGGTACAGCTGTGATCTTTCGCCCAGGCTCATTGCCAGTCGAAGGCAAAGCACCGCGCCTTTTCATGTACCACGATGCCTCAATGCCAGTAGGCGTAGTTACCGAGCGCGCAGAAACCGAAGAAGGCATGATGTTCAGCGCCAAGATCAGCGCCACCAGCCTCGGTAACGATGCCCTTGTTATGGCCATTGACGGCACCATTGACCAAGTATCCGTTGGCGTAAATCCGACCAAGTTCTCGTATGACGAAGAAGGCACAATGGTCATTGAGTCAGCCGACTGGATGGAATTGTCGCTAGTTCCGATTGGCGCTTTTGGCGATGCAGCAAACATCACCAAAGTGGCAGCGAGTATCCACCAAGAGCCCGAAGAAGTAGTGTTAAATGAAGAAGTAACCCCAGTAGAGGAGAAACAAGAAATGTCCGAAATAAACGAAACCGCAGTCGAGGCAACCGTTCCTACTGCACCAGTATTTGCACAAGCAAAGCGCAAGTTTGATCTGCCAACCGCAGGTGAATATCTTGCAGCAATGCACATCGGCGGAGAAACATTCCGCAACGTTGCAGCAGCCGCACGCGACTACGCATTGTCAAAGCAAAGCGCATTGCAAGCAGCTGCAGGCGACGTGCTTACAACCGATACACCTGGTCTTTTGCCAGTACCAGTTCTCGGACCAGTATTTGAAGACTTAAACTACATCCGTCCAGTAGTCGCAGCAGTCGGCGCTCGCGCAATGCCAGACGGCGGAAATCAAAAAACCTTTATCCGCCCAACGTGGACGACACACACTTCGGTAGCTGCACAAGCAAACGAACTTGCTGCAGTATCGGCAACCACCCCCGTGATTGCCTCGAACGTGGTCAGCAAGACAACCCTAAGCGGTCAAGTGACCCTCTCCGTACAGGATGTGGACTTCACGAGCCCCGCAGCAATGGAAATCATCTTGCGCGATCTCGCAGGACAATACTTGTTGAAGAGCGATGACGTTGCAGCCGATGCGATTACCGCAGGTGCATCAGCATCAGGTTCAACTTGGACTTACAACAGCACCGACCCATCAACGTTGTTCGCAGCGCTCTACGATGCAGCAACCGACATCCTGACCGCAAGCAACTTCTTGCCTGACCACATTTTTGTCAGCCCGAACGTATGGAAGTTGCTTGGCCAGCAATTGGACGGAGATAAGCGTTCCGTATTCCCATACGCTGGCGCTGCCGGTCTCATGGGCGTAAACGCTGCAGGAACCGCAAACATCACACAGCTCAACACGTTCAACCCATTCGGTTTGAACCTTGTTGCCGATCGCAACTTTGCAAACAACACAATGGTTGTTGCAAAAGCATCAGCAATTGAGTTCTACGAGCAGGTACGTGGCTTAATGTCAGTAGAAGCACCATCCACACTCGGACGCGTGTTCTCCTACTACGGATACGTTGCAACGTTCATCGCAGACAGCGATCTCGTCAAGTCCATCACCGTCAGTCCTTGATTCGGAAGGTAGGCCCTAGTAATGGCCACCTATTCGGTCACTAACAAGTACCTAATTGACAACTACGCCGTACTGCAACTCCTGACCCCCAGCGAGATTGCAGTCGGCCAGTCAATTACGGTTGCAGGCGTTGACGCCACATTTAACGGCACCTACACGGTGCGTGCTTTGCCACAGTATTTGTTTCTTGGCGTTGACAGTCAGGGCGACCTGCTGTACGACTACCAGTTGCCTATTGCTGATCAAGTGCTATTTGCAAAGACTGCCGATGATGTCGAGCGCACCGCCGCATCTGGCACAGTCACCTACGCGCCAGTTTGCACATGGGTAACGGCCTCGGATGTTATGACTTACCTTGGCATCACTATTGCTAACCCGTCTGACGATTACACGTTGCTTACGCAATCGGTGTCGGCTGGCAATCAGTTCTGTTATCGCAGGCGTCAGGAGAGCGGTTATATTGACTCTCTAACGACCTCACCAGGAGGAGACGCAACATTGGGCACTTTGATGTATTGCGCCGCTCTGTGGCGCTCCAGAGGGTCAATAGAGGCAACCTACGCCACGTTTGACGGCATGGGCTCGGCACCACAGCAAAGCCTGACCCCGATCGTCAAGCAGCTGCTTGGCATCCCACGTCCAGCGGTTGCCTAATGGCTTACACCGACCTGTTCAACGAAGCCATCGATGATTTGACGGCAACGCTGACCGCGGTGTCTGGCCTGCGTGTTGTCAACGATTCAACAAAGATCGGGCCTAATTGCGTGTTCTTAGACGCTCCGAGTTTTGAAACGTTTGCTGGCAATGGCAACATTGTGCGCATGGAGTTTCCGATCAAAGTGGTTGGCTCAGGCCCGGCAGGATTGCCAATCCTTAGATCAATCCTCAGCATTGTGGCAACAGTCCTTGGCTCACCAATTATTGTCATGGCTGGACGACCATCAAGCCTTGAAATTGGCGGCGCGCTATACCCTTGCTACGACCTTGACTGCGCAATACAGGCTCAAAAATCATGAGCTTTTTAATCGCATCAAACAGACTCGGCAAAATCGGCGAGCCATACCAACCAGCAGAAGGCATCAACATTGACGCTTTGCTAGCAGGTGGTTTCATCGTTGTTGTTGAAGTATCAACCACAGAAGAAGAAAAACCTGCTAAAACTAAACCTAAGAAAGCATCCAAGGAGTAACCATGGCAACCAGCACCTATCTTTCAAACCCAGTCGTCACCGTTAACGCGGTAGACCTCTCAGACCAATGCACCGGCGCAACCGTCAACATCAACGTTGACCAGCTCGAAGCAACAGCATTCGGAGACACCGCACGCAAATACGTTGCAGGTCTCGGTTCAAGCTCAATCACACTTGACTTCTATGCGAGCTTCGCAGCCACAGAGTCATGGATTACCCTTTCGGCACTAGTGGGCACGAGCACAACCGTCATAGTTCAACCAGCTAGTGGTGCGGAATCTGCAACTAACCCAAAGATGACATTGACTGGAACATTCTTGGCAACGCTTCCAGTTGTAAACTCGTTGGGCGCTCTTGGCACCATCAGCGTTACATTTAACGGTGGCGTTTACACCACAGACGTTACCCCATCATAATCTGACCGCGCACCGGTCCGACACGAAAGCGAGACAAGATGAAACTGCACCTCAAGGTGACAGAAGAAGGCAAAGACCCATACGAAGTGACAACTAACCTCGTCACACTTGTTGCATGGGAGCGACGCTTTAAACGCAAAGCATCAGATATGGCTAGCGGCGTAGGCGTTGAAGACCTTGCGTTCTTAGCGTGGGAAGCATCGAAGCAAGCCAAGATTGTAGTGCCAGGAGAGTTTGACAAGTTTATTGCCAAACTTGAATCGGTTGAAGTGATTGCAGAGGAACTGGAAAACCCTACCCACGCGGAACTCACAGAAGGCTCCTAGCAGAATTGCTAGTTGCTCTTTCGTGGGCTCCGCGCTTTTATTCAGAAGAGTTTGACACCGCCGACTTGCTTACTGTCACTACTGTGTTAGAGGAGAAGAACAGGAACAAGTGACATGGCAAAAACAGGTATTCAGGTTTACGGGGTTAAAGAAGACCTTAAAAGGCTGAACAAACTTGCACCAGATTTGCGTAAGCAAATACTGCAAGATGCCAAAGCAATTGTTGAACCTGTAATTCGTACAGCATCTGGCGCTTATCCCGACAAGTATTTGTCAGGCATGTCGAGAGCCTGGACTCAAGGGTCAAACAAAAAGTTTCCGTATGACAGGGCTAAAGCAATCAAAGGCATATCAGTCAAAGTTGATACTCGCAAAAAATCGGAGTCAACGATCACGATTATTCAGAAAAATCCTGCTGCAACGATCATTGACATGGCTGGCAAAAAAGGTGGTAAAACCCCAGCTGGCAAAAACATGATCGCAGGCTTAACTATGCACTTTGGGTCGCCTAGTCGAGTGATGTGGCCGTCCTACGATCTAAACGCTGATCGCGTAAATCAAGCCATGGTGGAACTGGTGGACACGATTACCGATCAGATCAACGTGGCTTTAAGTAGGAGCAATCTCTAATGGCTATTCGCATCCCCATCATTACCGAACTCAACCCGAAAGGGCTTGAGAAAACTTTTGAAGAGTTTAAAAAATTAGAGACCAATTCGCAGAAAGCGGCATTTGCTGTTAACAAAGCATTTGTGCCGGCAACGGCTGCGCTTGTTGCTTTGGGTGCTGGTTTGGTTGTTACGGCTAAAGCGGCTGCAGCAGACCAGCAGGCTCAGGCTCAACTTGCACGTCAATTGCAGGCCACTACTGGCGCAACAGATAAACAGATTAAAGCCAACGAGGATTTCATTAGTTCGCTGTCTATGGCGGCGGCTGTGGCTGACGATGAGTTGCGTCCTGCGCTTGCCAGTTTGGTGCGCGGTACTGGCGATTTGGCGTCCGCCCAAGATGCGCTTCAAACTGTCCTCGACGTAAGTGCGGCGACTGGTAAGTCAGTCCAAGAAGTAGCGGATGCAGTCAGCAAAGCGTATGGCGGAAATACAAAAGCAATTAAGGCTTTGTCTCCAGAACTGTTTTCGCTAATCAAAGATGGTGCAACGGTTGATCAAGTTATGCAATCACTTGCCAAAACGTTTGGCGGTTCTGCCTCAGTTGCAGCGAACTCGGCGCAAGGACAATTCAAACGTTTGTCGATAGCAATGGACGAAACCAAAGAAGCCATCGGCGCAGCGGTATTGCCACTTGTTAACGCTTTACTTCCGGCGCTAATTTCTTTTGGCAATTGGGCCCAAAAAAATGTTGGAATAATCCTCGGCATTGGTACGGCAATCGGCGCCGCAGCGGCTGCTTTGGTTACTTTTAAAGTTGCCATGCTTGCAGCCAACGCTGTCACAGTTGTTGCTACCGCGTTGAACTGGGGACTTGCCGCATCTGCCACGGCCGCAAACACGGCCCTCACCGTCGGCGTCGGAGCCGCTGCAATCGCTGCAGGTCTTGTTGTCGCTGCAGGCGCCATGGCGGCATTTAAAAGACAAACAAGTTCAGCTGTAGAAACCATCAGGCCAATCGGTCCACAACTAAGTGAAATCAATACACAACTAGGCAACACAGAAAAGGCTGCAGGCGGTGCTGGCGGGGCTATTGACAAAATGGCTGAAAAGATCAAAGAAGCGCGCAAAGCCTTGGAAGACCAGTTCAACGCTGCACTTGACGCTGCAACTGGCAAATTGGAAAAAGCACGTGATGCTTACAACGATTTTAAAAACACGGTTGCAGAATCAGTCACAGGAGAGTTTTCAATTTCTGGCGCTGCAGATGCAGCAAAAGAAGCCGGCACAAGCATTCTTGATCAACTTAACCAGCAGGCGGCAGGGGCAAAACAGTTCGGCAAACAAGTCGAGCAATTGCTCCGAATGGGCATCTCTGAAAACGCTTTAAAGCGCGTCCTAGAGGCTGGCCAAGAAGCGGGTAGTGCAATTGCCACAGAACTCATCCAAGGCGGCTCACAGGCCATTACAGGCCCCAATGGCATCAACCAATTACTGGACGACCTAAACTTTGTAGCTGACGCACTTGGCATTTTGGCCGCAGATCAGTTCTATGCGTCGGGCGTCAAACAAGGCGAAGCAATGGTGCAGGGCATTATGGACGCAATTGCCCAGGCACAAAAGAAACTGAAAAACCCAAATTTGAAACTTGCTGACGTTAAAGGTATTGGCGCGAATTTTCAAAACACAGTTGGTTCAATCATGCTTGGACCACAGGTTGCACCTACCTTTACAGGCGATACATCGGGCATTATGGCGGAACGAGGCGGTTCAACGTACAACATTAACGTGGCAGGCGGTTTGTCAACTAGCGCAGAAATTGGCGAAAGCGTAGTTAACGCATTGCGCGCTTATTCACGTTCCGCTGGCCCGCTACAAATACCGGTTGCCTAATGCCTGGCACAGCTGTAATTGATTCAGGCAACTATGACCTGCAAATTGCTACAGGCTTCCAGGTTGACGCATTTGTTTTAGACGATGCGCTCAAAGGCGTATTAGACAACACCACATACGTGCTGGATGGCACAACCGAGTTTGCCAGCGTTATGGACTCAATAACCAACGTGACGGTCAGACGCGGCAGGCGTGACGTGGGCGACCAATTCAGCGCTGGAACCATGACATTTACCATTCAAGACGTGGACGGAATTTTTAACCCGTTTGACGAAAACAGCCCGTACTACGACACAGCCGAATCCAAGCCTGGTCTCGCCCCATTGCGTGCCGTGCAACTCATTCGATACACCAACACCAACATGCCCGAATCTTTGTTTAGCGGTTATGTCGTCAACTACGACTACAACTTTGCGCTTGGCGGTTTAGACACCGTCACCGTCTATTGCGCTGACCAGTTTTATCTGCTGGCGCAAACCTACCTAAACGAACTAAACGTCACAGCCGAAACATCAGGCGAACGCATAGAAACAGTCCTAGACCTACCAGAAGTAGATTTCCCTGCAGGCGCTCGAGACATCTCAACAGGCACCGTCAACCTTGGCCACGCCGCCGCGTACACCGTGCCAGCAGGAACCAACGTTTTGCAATACATTACGCAGATCAACGAAACCGCAGAGTTTGGTCGCTTGTTCATGTCACGCGCTGGGGTGCTCACATTTCAAAACCGCATAGGCAACACGCTTTCCGCATCGGTAGCCGATTTTCATGACGACGGCACAAACTACAAATACAACGGCGTGGGCATTTCATTTGAGGCGGACGCCGTGGTCAATAGATCGGTTGTAACAGCACTAAACGGCAACACGGCCACAGCCAGCGATGCAACGTCTATTGCCACATATTTCATTCAGACAAGCAACATCAGCAACAGCCTGTTGCATGAACAGCCGTCAATTGATACCGCAGCATCATATTTGTTAAACCCTGAACCAGAAGCCCGATACACCAGCGTGGAAACCCAATTCCTGATGTTGACCACAGCCCAAAAAGACACCCTGGCAACCGTAGACATTGGCGACACGATCACCATAGAAAAAACATTCCCTAGCGGTGCTGGAACGACCCAGTTGGCGCAAGAGCTCTCGGTTGAGGGCATTGAGCATTACCTTGATTTTGCCAGAGGCCACAGGGTGCTTTACTCGACAGCGCCTACCACGATCGTTTATGAGCTGATATTGGACGATGCCGTGTATGGCACCATTGATGAAGGAAATGTCTTAGGATAGGAGCACTTATGGCTACAAGGCAAGATTTTACCGCTGGGCAGGTTTTGACCGCCGCCGAATTGGATGCAGTTGCGACAGCTATGATCGCGTTAAATGCCCAGACCGGCACGACCTACACCACCGTGTTGGCTGATGACGGCAAACTTGTTACATGCGATAACGCGTCAGCGATTGCTTTAACGATTCCACCAAACTCAAGCGTTGCCTACGGCATCGGCACACAAATAAACATCATGCAACTTGGTGCAGGTCAAGTAACAATTACCGCTGGCGCTGGCGTAACTTTGCGTAGCGCTGGAAGCAAACTTAAAACCAACGGCCAATACGCTGTTGCTACTTGTTGCAAAATTGCTACCGACACATGGGTAGTTGTCGGCAACCTGGCCGCATAAGCCATGCAAATTTTGGCAGGAGTTGGCGCAGCAATTGCTTATGTAGCTGAATATTTGGTTATTGCGGGCGGTGGCGGTGGTGGAACAAACATTTCA